TTGTTGGAGATTCTACTATTGCCGATTTTAACGGTTTAGAATGTGCCACAATATATACCGAAGCTTACATTTACAAAAAAACAAAAGACTACGTTTATTCTTTTGCAAGTTACGATAAAAAAGATGCTTCTTTTGGTGACAGAAATGTTTACCCAAGAAGTATTATTAAATCATTAAAAAGGATATAACATGAGATATGTATTTGATATTGAGACCGATGGATTTTTAGATGTTGTGTCTAAAGTTCATTGTATTGTTTTAAAAGATATAGACACTAACGAAGTTTTATTATTATCAGTTGATGAAGCTGTTAAAAAACTTTCAAAAGCTAAATTACTTATTGGTCACAATATTATTAAATATGATATTCCAGTATTAAAAAAGTTGTTTGTTAATTTTGTACATTTTAAAGCAGAGATATTTGACACACTTGTAGCAACTAGATTGTTATATCCAGATGTTAAAGAAAAAGATTTTCAAAGAAAAGATTTTCCTAGAGATTGCATTGGCAGACACAGTTTAAAAGCTTGGGGCAATAGAATAGGAACTTACAAAGCACAATTTGATACTGACTGGAAAGAATACACACCAGAGATGCGTGATTACTGCGTGCAAGATGTTGAAGTAACTCACAGTCTTTACAACATGATTGAGACAAAAGGTTATTCAAAAGCTGCTATGCAATTAGAACATGATGTTGCTTCTTTAATTTACAAACAAGAAACTTACGGTTTTACTTTTAATGTTGAAGATGCACAAAAATTATATTCTAAATTAAATGAGAGAAGAATTGAAATAGAAGATGAGTTACAAAAATTGTTTCCACCTGAAATAGTTAAGACACCTTTTATTCCAAAAGTTAATAACAAAGCTAGAGGATATGTTAAGGGTGAAGTGTTTTATAAAGAGAACACAGTTGTATTTAATCCATCAAGCAGACACCATATTGGCAATAAATTAATTACTAAATACAGTTGGAAACCCACAGAATATACAGATGATGGTAAACCAAAATTAGATGAAACTATTTTAGCAGCACTACCATATCCAGAAGCTAAAATATTATGTGAACATTTTTTACTTGATAAAAGAATTGCACAACTTGCAACAGGAGCTCAAGCTTGGTTAAAGCACGAGAAAAATTGGCGTATACATGGAACATGTAATACCAATTCAACTGTTACAGCTAGGGCTACTCATTCATACCCCAACATGGCACAAGTGCCTAGCGTTGGCGTGCCTTTTGGCAAAGAATGCAGAGCCTTATTTACAGTTCCAGCAGGAAAAAAACTTGTAGGCGTTGATGTCTCAGGTTTAGAGGTGAGGATGTTGGCTCACTACATGGCTAGGTACGACAATGGAGACTATGCTAAAATTGTGTTAGACGGTGATATACATACTGAAACACAAACACTAGCAGGTTTAGATTCCAGAGACCTAGCCAAAAGATTTTACTACTGTTTTTTATATGGCGGTGGTGTAAATAAAATTGCGTCTGTTACTAATAAAACTGTTGCAGCGGCTTCCAAAATTAAAAAGAGATTTTTAAATGGATTGCCTGCACTAAACAAATTGATAACAGATGTTCAAAAAGTTGCAGAGAAGGGGTATTTGATTGGTCTTGATAAAAGAAAAATTAGAGTACGCTCTTCTCATGCAGCTCTTAATACTTTATTACAATCTGGTGGAGCTATTGTATGTAAACAATGGCTTGTTGAATTTAATAAAGCAATACAAGCGTATACAGATGTGCACCAAGTTGTTTGGGTACATGATGAAATACAAATTGAGTGTCCTGAAAAAGATGCTGATACAATCGGTAAGTTAGCTGTCGAATCTATCCAACGAACTGGCGAACTATTTAATCTAAGGCTTCCTCTAACAGGGGAATACAAAATAGGAAACAATTGGAGTGAGACACATTAATGAGCAAAGCTAATAAAAAATTTGATATTGATTTAAAATACGGACAGGAAAGAGAGAGGCGAGTTGAGAAAATAATTACAGAAGGAAAACTAGAAGTTAAAACGGAACGTGATTGGTGGCAGAAAACTAATAACATTGCAATTGAAATTGAATCTTATGGTAAGCCTTCAGGAATTATGGCAACTGAGGCTAAATACTGGGTTCATATTTTAGCTGATGGTGAAAAAGATTATTGCAGATTAATTTTTGATACCAAAACAGTTAAGCGTTTAACAAAAAAGTACATCAAGAATGTTAAAAATGGTGGTGATGGGTGGAAAAGTAAATTTGTACTCATACCATTATCTGAAATATTTTTGGCAAAAAATTTAAAGTAAATTATAGGAAAGGAAAATAGTATATGGCTAAGAAAAAAGTATTGTTAATTGATGGTGATATTTTAATATATAAAATTGCTACTATGAATGAGATAGACACACATTGGGGTGACGGTTTATGGACTTTACATTGTGATGCAAAGGTTTGTATGGATGATGTGTACGCTCAGATAGATGACTTGGGTTCACAACTTGAAGCAGATGATTATGTTGTGGCCTTAACTGATAAGAACAATTTTAGAAAAGATGTTCTACCAACTTATAAAGCAAATCGTAAACTAAAAAGAAAACCTATGGTGTTAAATGCGTTGCGTGATTACGTAATGAAAAACCACAACGGTGTTATCTATAAAAACTTAGAAGCTGACGATGTCTTAGGCATTATGGCCACTGAACCTACAAAAGAAGAACGTATTATTGTGTCTATTGATAAAGACCTTAAACAAATACCTTCTTTATTGTCTGTTGATGGACATGTTGTCACAGAAACACCTAAAAGATTAGCTGATTATTGGTTTATGTTACAAACAATGGCTGGTGATGCTGTTGATGGCTACACTGGTATACCTAGTGTTGGTATTAAAACTGCTGAGAAGTTAATAAGCAAGTACACTAATGTACCCATCTTAGAGCTATGGAAGATTGTTGTAGGCATGTTTAAAGACAAGGGTTACACCGAAGCTGAGGCTTTACAACAAGCAAGAGTTGCAAGGATTCTTAGACACGGTGAATACAATAAAACTACAGGAGAAGTAAAACTATGGATGCAATAAAAAAACCTAAGCATTATTCTATGGCAATAGAACCTGCTGATTTTATTATGAAAAATAACATTCCGTATGCAGAAGGCAATGTTATTAAGTATATTTGTCGTTGGAAAAGCAAACACCTTGCGGCAGAAAAACAATTAGAAGATTTAAAAAAAGCAAAACAATATATTGATATGATTATTGCTCAAGAGTTTCCAGAGCCTAGTCAATTCACACTTAACTACGAACCCGAAAAGGAATACTCAGTATTTGGAACAAAAATATAATGATATTACAACATAACCATTTAATAGTAAGAGCTGAAGTAACTCAGCCACCTAAAAGCATAGAAGAAGTAACTAAATGGGTTACAGAATTGGTAACTGAAATTAAAATGAAGTTACTTGGTGAGCCTCAAGCCTATTACGTAAATAAAAAAGGAAACAAAGGGGCTACTTGTGTCGCTGTTATTGAAACATCACACATAGCACTTCATGTATGGGATGAAAAAAATCCTTCAATGTTACAACTAGATGTTTACACTTGTAGTGATATGCATGAAGATAAAATCTTTAAACATTTAGAACAATTTAAACCAACTAAAGTGCAGTACAAAATATTAGACAGAGACAGAAGTTTAATTACTGTACCGCAAATGTCTGATTTAGCTTACTCAACAGCTTCAGCATTAGAAAGTATTAAAAATGGAGTATAGCAGAGATAATTTATTAACAGACTTTGGCAAGAAAACATTACAAGATAGATATTTATTACCAGAAGAAACTTCACCACAAGATGCGTTTATGAGAGCAGCAAAAGCTTTTTCTGACAACGATGAAATGGCTGAGAGAATTTATAACTACGCATCTAAATTGTGGTTTATGTTTTCTACGCCTATTTTATCTAACGGTGGAACTAAACGTGGCATGCCTATCTCATGTTTTTTAAATTATGTTGGAGATAGTAGAGAAGGTTTAACAGGTCATTACACAGAGAACGCATGGCTTGCTTCTGTTGGTGGTGGCATTGGTGGTTACTGGGGACATGTACGTTCCGATGGGACAGCTACTTCAGGTGGAAGCCAAAGCTCAGGCACAATTCCTTTTATGCATGTAGTTGACTCTGAGATACTAGCATTCTCTCAAGGTAAAACTAGAAGAGGAAGTTATGCATCTTACATAGACATCTCACATCCTGAGATTATAGAATTTACTGAAATGAGAAAACCTACAGGCGGAGATTCTCATAGAAAAAATCTTAACTTACATCACGGTGTAAATGTTACTAATGATTTTATGGAACTAATAGACAAGTGTATTCAAAACCCTACTCAAGATGATAGTTGGAATTTAATTGACCCACATACAAAAGAAATAGTTAGAACTGTATCAGCTAGAGACTTGTGGTTAAAGATATTAGAAACAAGAGTTACTACTGGTGAACCTTACATTTCTTTTATTGATACTATTAATGAAGCGCTTCCACAAACACAAAAAGATTTAGGATTAAAAGTTCATCACTCTAATTTATGTAGTGAAATAACTTTACCTACTAGCGAAAACAGAACAGCGGTTTGTTGTTTGTCTAGTGTTAACATTGAAAAATATGATGAGTGGAAAAAAGATGCTTTGTTTATTCCTGATTTAATTAGATTTTTAGATAACGTACTACAACATTTTATTGAGCACGCTCCTGAAGAATTATTTAGAGCCAAGTTCAGTGCAGTAAGTGAAAGAAGTCTTGGCTTAGGTGCTATGGGTTTTCATTCATACTTACAATCTAAGAACATACCTTTTGAATCAGCTTTAGCTAAGTCTTTAAACATGCAAATATTTAAAAAGTTAAAGACAGAAGCTGTTGAAGAAAGCAAAAGACTTGCAGTTAAAAGAGGAGAAGCTCCTGACATGGAACACACAGGGATGCGTAATGCACACTTGTTAGCCATTGCACCAAACGCTTCTTCATCTATTATATGTGGGACAACTTCACCTTCAGTAGAACCATACAGAGCAAATGCATACGTGCAAAAAACTATGTCTGGTTCATTCTTGGTAAAGAACAAATATTTAGAACAACTATTAGAAAAGAAAGGATTAAATAATGATGATATATGGACATCCATTGTCGCTAAAAGAGGCTCGGTTATGCATCTCGAAGATTTGTCAGAGCATGAGAAAGATGTTTTCAAAACTGCTATTGAAATAAATCAACAGTGGGTAATTGAACATGCAGCAGATAGGCAACAATATATTTGTCAAAGTCAAAGCATAAATATATTTGTGCCTGCTGATGTTAACATTAAAGAGTTGCACAACATGCATATGTTAGCTTGGAAAAAGAAATTAAAAACATTGTACTACTGTCGTTCTGAAGCAATCAAAAGAGCAGAGCTAGTATCATTAAAAGTAGAACGAACAATAATAGCTGAAGCAGATAGCTGCTTGGCATGCGAAGGATAATATGGGGTTTAAAGATTACAAAATAAGAGGTGATAAATTAATACCTAATGATGCATACCGTAAAGGATGGAATGAAATCTTTGGTAAAAAGAAAAAAGAAAAATCAGAAACACAAAAAATAATACAAAAAGAAAACGAAGAATATCTAAAAGAGATAGAACCATTATTTAAAGGGGACAATTAACATGAGTTTATTTAAAGAAAGAACACACTACAAACCGTTTGAGTATGACTGGGCTTTTGAAGCTTACGAAATGCAACAGAAAATGCATTGGTTACCAAGTGAAGTTCCATTACACGAAGATGTTAGAGATTGGAATGAAAGATTAACTAAAGAAGAAAAGAATTTAATAAATCAAATACTAAAATTCTTTACTCAAGGTGATGTAGATATTGCGCAAGCTTATTTAGATAAATACATACCTAAATTTAAACCACCTGAAATTAGAATGATGCTATCAGCTATAGCAACTTCTGAAGCAAATCATGCACACAGTTATTCATTACTTAATGATACTATTGGTTTACCTGATAGTGAGTACAAAGCATTTCAAGATTATAAAGAAATGGCTGACAAACATACTTATCTTTTTAAATCTAAAGGACAAGGATTAGATGGTCTTGCAAGAGAGATGGCTTGTTTCTCAGCATTTGGTGAAGGACTTCAATTGTTTGCATCATTTGTTATGCTTCTTAACTTTCAAAGATTTGGAAGAATGAAGGGGATGTGCCAGATTGTTACTTGGTCTATCAGAGATGAGACGCACCACGTAGAAAACATGATTAAATTATTTCATGCTTTAATAAAACAACACCCTGAGATTTGGACAGAAAAATTTAAGGCAAGTATCTACCAGACTTGTAGAGATATGGTAGACTTAGAAGATAGGTTTATTGACTTAGCTTTTGAGATGGGTGGTATTAGAGGATTAAAAGCAGAAGAGGTTAAACAATACATACGTTACATTGCTGACAGAAGATTGTTACAATTGTCTTTAAAACCTAATTATGGTGTCAAAGATAACCCATTATCATGGCTTGATTGGGTGTTAAATGGCGTAGAACATGCCAACTTCTTTGAAAACAGAGCCACAGAATACAACAAAGGAACTATTACAGGGAGCTTGTGGGACTAAAGTACCCTTTTTAGAAGAATAAATTATGAATGATTTAGACGATTTAGTTTTACCCGCTAATGTTAATGATTTAATTAAGTTATTAACGGAAGTATATCCAGAGAAATCTCCTAGAATACACGAGAAACCTGAAGATTTGTACTTTAGAGCAGGGCAAGCAGATGTAATTAATTTCATTTTAACCTTAAAAGAAAGAGCGGAAAATAAATAAATGTGCATGTCATCACCAAAAGTGCCTGAAGTAAAACCAGCGCCACCACCAGTTCCAGCATCTCCTATTGGAGAATCTGTAGCACCTACAGTTAAAACTGGATTGGACACGGAGAGCGAACAGCAGAAAAAAACTAAGTCCAGAAGACGTGGGACTTCAGCTTTACAAACTACTTCTGGCTTAAATATACCTACAACTTCTGGTTTAAATATAT